GCGGGGTTGGTTCAGGTCGGGGGAGGGGCGCCGGGTCAGGAGAGATGACCCGGCGCCCGCGGGGCAAGGCTTAGGCTGCTGGGTCAGTCGTCGTCCGAGATCACCGGTTCGCCGCGTACCGGCATGTCCATGGACGGTCGTTCCGGCCGCCGTCCGAGAGGACGTACGCCACCCGAACGTTGAAAGCGGGGTCGGTCAGCCGGCCGGGGCTCACGTAGACGGAGCCGGCGTGCCTCGACCGGATCGTGTGGTACCAGTGGACGGGGTGGATCTGGAAGAGCCCGATCTCCCCGGCCTTGCCGCGCGACCGGGCGTTCCACGTGTGCCCGGTTTCGCAGTCCGCAATCCGGATCCAGTGGGAGCACGCTGCCCCGAACGCCCGGCAGATAAGGGCCTTGTACGCGGGGGGCGGCGTGTGCTCGACGGCTGCGTCCGAGCGTCCTACGATGGCTCCAGTTGCGAGGACGGCGGCCGCGGCGGCGACCCGTGCGAGGCTCCGGCGTCTCATGCGGTGGGCTCCCTTCGTTCGATGACGTAGGCGTAGACGATGTGGCCGAAGACGTGCTTCGGCATCGTCTCTCTGCGGTACCTGTGCCTGAGCTGGCCCTTGCCGTGGGTGATGGTGGGGACAGCGCGGTCGAGCGGGATGCGGGTGCCGCAGTCCGGCCCGCCGACGAACTCCCCGAATCCGATGCCGCGGTGGTTCATGACACGATCCACGCGAGCGCGACGGCCAACGCGTCGACGGTGAAGCCGTAGAGGACGAGCACCGATCCTTCGTGGTTCATTCCGGCGTCCTTTCGGATGGTGGGTGGACGGCCGAGGCGAGCGCGGCCGCGTCAATGTGGAAAGCATCGGCGATCGCCCTTACGTGCGCCAGGGTCGGGCGGGCGGCCCCGGTCTCCCATGCCGACCACGAGCGGACGGTGACGCCGACGATCTCGGCGGCGGCGGCCTGAGACAACGCCCGGCCGACGCGCGAGTCGCGGATCATCGCGGCCGCCGCGGTCATCGGTGCGGCCCGTACCCGTGCAGGTCAGGGAGAATCACGGCGACGAAGACGAGGACGACGAGCGCGACGGCGGTCAGGACGACCAGAAGCCACGCGGGCGGGAGCCTCATTGCGCGTCCCAGTGGGACACGAACTCGGCCTGCCAGTCGGTCGGCACCCATTCCGGAAGCGCCGATACCTTGTCGGCGACCGCTGCGCGGATCTCGGAGAGCGTCAGCCCGTCCGGGTCAACGCCGATCACGCGTGCGGCGTCCGACAGTTCGGCGGCGGCGACCGCGGCACGAAGCTCGCCGACGGTGCGTGGCGACTCCGGATCATCCAGCGATGTCGGCACTCCGGCGCGGCGGGCGCTCAAGAGGAGATCCTGGTATTCGACCTGCTCGGAAAACGTGCTCATGATGCCCTGCTCCCTTTCCGTTGACGTTCAGCGACCCTCACACTACTAGAAGTCGACAGGAAGTCAAGTAGAAGAGACTTTGGCCGGACGACGGCGGCCGCCCGACGTTCGTCTTCCGGTCATCTGCGCTTCTCGATCGCCACGCGAACCAAGAGGTGATCGCCTACGAAGAGATCCCCCGTTCGGGGGAAGTTTGCAGGGGCGCCCCGAAAGGAGGGAAACAGGGCGCCCCCGTTCCTAACCCGTGTCTCCCGTTGGAGCGCCGCCGGCTTCGGCCCCGACCGAAGCGCCGGGCGCCGGGGGATGCGCGACCCGGGTCAGGATGCGGGTGGGCCCCAGAGGAGCCTGCGAAGGTCGGGTGCGGCCGCTCGGGCTCCGGCGGCGATCGCGGCCACGATCAGGGCGCAGGCGGCCGCTCTCTTCGTTTCCCAGTCCGGGATCTTCCAGACGCCGAGGATGCCGGCGACGAAGACGGCTGCGAACGCGGTCGCGAAGTGCCGGGCCGCCGATTCGAGAGTGCGGCGACGCGCGAGCGGGACCCGGTTCCAGAGACGAGCGGGACTCATGCCTGTGTCCTTTCGATAGCGGATATCAACCGGGAGGTTCTTTCCTCGGCCTGTTCATTGTGATCGACAAGGATCTTCGCGACCTCTGAGCCGTTGTCGCGGATCGCTTCGAGGAGGAGGGTCAGGTCGGGACGAAGTTCGAGCTTCGCGACCTTCTGCGAAAGCTCGCCGCTCTCGACCCTCGCGCGGTCGAGCTCGTCGCCGAGCCTACGAGCGGTGGATTCCCACGCCTCAGCGTTCTTATGGTTCACCTTTGCGGTTTCGCGGTACTTGACGCCGAACACAACGCCGATCACGGTGCCGGCCGCGACGAGGATCCCCAATGCGATCGACCCTGCGGTGATGATGTCGGACGCGGACGTGACGGCGACGAGCGCGGTGATGGTCGCGTCGGCCGCGGTGATCGTGGACGCTGCTAGCCACCGAAACGTTGGTCTCCCCCCCTTGCGTCTTTCAAATGCCGATCAGGGTGAAGCGGCAGCCGACCGCGAAGCTGCCTGCGGCCAAACTCAACGCGACACGGGTGAGCGCCGCGGTGCTGGCCCGTTGCGACCCCGAGCTCACGAAGTGGCCGGCGTTGCCGTCGTCATGGAAGGAGCCACGGCCGGCCCATCCCTTCAGGTTCGCCCCGTTGTAATCGGGAATGTCAAGGATGAAAGGTTGGAACCGGCTCGCTCTTGCCGACGCGCCCAACGTGAACCCCACGTCAGCGAACGTGCCTGCAGTAGTCACCGCACCCGAATACGTGAGCGCCATCAGGCTCTTGATCGAGTCGTAGTTCGCCCCGGTGTCGTTGTTGAAGTTCGCTTTGATCCCAACCGCGAACGCGGCTGTGTCGCTGCGCAAGCTGCAAACCAACCGCAAATGCTTAAACAAGCTCGTAATGCTGCCGCCCAACCGGGCGTTCGTGTCATACGACGCCAACACCGCTCCGGACACGGTGTGATCGTCGATCACGACACCGCCCAACGCCAGTAGGTTGTCACGCAAATGCGTGTTCAGTAGCGAGCTCGTTACCAACTCACTGGTGACCCAGGTACGGGGCGCTGTCCATGCCATCAGACGGCCTCGACGAACGGGTAGCCGCGCGACAGGTTCTCTGCCTTGAGGTCGTCGACCGACTCGACGCCGGGGACCCAGTGCTGATTCGTCGTGGGACGATGCCGGAGCACGGCAACGGCGGCCCCGACCACGCTCGCCGGTGGGCACGACACCGAGACGAGGGTGCCGCAGTCGAAGCAGCAGGCGTCGCGCATCCCGTGCGGCCACACGGCGACTCCTCCGGCGCACACGGGACAGTCGGCGACCCAGCGCCCATCCGACACGTACGCGGCCGCAGAGACGTCTTTGCGGCGGTCGTCGAGCCCTTCGGCGACCGGTCGGTTCGGGAATCCCCCGAAGAGCTGGACGGAGCGGGCCGCGTGCGCGTCCCACGCGGCCCGAACCGAGTCGGCGTCCGCGTGCGGCCGGCCGCCAATCATGTGCCTAGCGTCCCTCATCGAACGTACAGTAGACGGTGGTCGGGACGGAGCACGAGTCACAGGGCGAGATACGTCGATTGGCCGAGAAGACCGTAGGTGGCGTCGCCGAGAATCCAGTAACCGAGACCGTTCGTCATCGTCGGGTCGATCGGGGAAACGGACAGCGTCGTAAGCCAGTCCGAGTCCGAGACGTTATGCTCGATTCCCTCGACCCAATAGTCCTTCGTGACGGTGTAAGAGGCTCCCGGAGGCTTCACACTGTGCCGGATCAGGTCGCCGATCTCGAGGGTGAGCGAGGCGGCGAACATGTCATCGCGCAATGTGCCGTCCGCGACGGACGAAGGTCGGAACGTGAGGCGATCGATGTATGAGCCGGGTGTCTTGGTGCGCCCGAGGAGATAGTGGGCTTGAGACAGGCAGGTAATGGCGTCCGTAGTAACGCTCCCTCGCGTTTGAGGTAGTCGCCCGTAGGAGTCGATGGAGGACGCGTCCGATGCGGACTGAGGGGATCCCCCGGACGGGGTGATTGTCCAAGCGTTCGTGATGGTGGCGGCCGAAAACACGTGCTGGTTTTCGTCAGTTATCAGGTCTGTGCCGCCGAGGTTCCCGAACACGTACCGCGGCGTGTAGTCACTCACGGCGTCGAAACGCTTCCGAGGTGTGTGATACGAGAGCACTCCGTCGGCAGACACGAACAACACGCCAAGATCGGCGGCGGCCACTTCGAGGAGGTTCTGCAATATCCCGAACTCAGAGTCAACAACATCGACTGCAGGAATAGAGAACGAAGAAAGAGATCCATCAACCGAGAGCGAAGAAAATCCGCTCAGAGTAAGGATCTGGTTCATGCGATCGACCGGCCCCGTGTCAGCCGTGATTGTCCCCGGTCCCTGCACAACCCCACCGGCTAGGATCGAGAAGAAATCGTAGGCTGTTGCGACAGGCTCCCCATAGCCCGGGAACATCCATCCCGCCTGTATCTCGTCGAGAAACCCTTGCCACAAAGGCTTTGTGCCAAGCGCCCCATATGTTGCCCTTACTCTCACCGGGCGCCGGGGTGTTACGCCCTGCCCGAGCGAATAGTACGGCCCAGCCGAGTTGTCAGGATCGAATCTTAGGTCTCGGTTGTCGAGAGACATAGATAGTGAACCGGCCTCGATCTGCGAGAAGAAATCGCCGCGGCCACGACGACAAGAGAGGTTCCCAACGTATGCGGATATGTCAGTCCATACCCGGGTCGGGTTCAGCGCCGAGTTCGTGAAGTCGGCTTCGACGATCACTGTCGGGAACGTGGCCACAGGTCACGCGAGCCCGTAGGCACCCTTGCCGGTGACCGTGTTCGGGACGAGCGACCGAAGTTCGGACAGCGCCGCACGTCTGGACGCGCGAGCGATCTCACGGCCGTCGAGCATCACGGGAACCTCCAGGCTCAGTGTTCCGCCGAGGAGCCCTCCGGCGCCGCGGAGAGGCACAACGGCTTCGGGCCCGGCCTCACCGATCATCGCGACCGTCGGCCTCGTGACGATGCCTCCCTGCGCGAGATACGGGATGTCGGGGAACGGGTCCAGGTTGGGTGTGTCGAACGACACGCCGACATGCTTCCCGAACCCGACAGGGATCGAGAACCCGATGCGCTTCGACGGGATCTCAACGGCGTTGATCGCGCGGATAACCGCGTTGATCGGCACCTTTAGGTACTTGACGACGAGACCTGCGATCGCGGCGAGCCCGTCCCCGATCCCGCTGACGATGCGCCCTGCCCACCCCTTCGCGGCGTTGTACACGTCGCTCGCCGCACCGGTGATCGCGCCGGGAATCGCGCGGATCTTCGCGGCGACCGCATCGTGGGCGCCTACCAGGCCGTCGCGGATCCCGCCGACGACGCGGCCGGCCAATCCGGTCGCGGCGTTGTACCATCCGGTGACGGCGCCGGTGGTGACGTCGCGGGCGGTGCCGAGCTTCTCGCCGACGAAGTTCGCGATCCCCTGGAACACGTCCTTGAACGCGTTCACGGCCTTGCCGGCAAGGGTTGCCATCGCCGACGAGATCAAATCCCATGCGAGTTTCACCTGGGCTTCGAGCGCGTGGAAGACGCCGGACACGACCTGCTTGATGCCGGCCCAGACCTTCGAGAAGTCGCCGTGGATAATCCCGTCGATGATTTTGACCCATCCGCGGATCTGTTCGAGCACCCCGTCGAAGATCGGGCGGATCTTATCGAACACGGCTTCGATCACGCCCTGGAACGTCTTGAAGACCGCGTCGACCTTGCCCCAGTTGTCCGACACGTAGTTGATCGCCTTCGTGAACGCGTCGAGGAGTTTCCCGACGACCGGAAGGATCTTTGATCCGATCAACTCTTTCAGGTTCTCGATCGCGACGTGGAACCGTTCGCTCTCCGCGGCCGACGTCTTCCCGTACGCCTCCGCGGCGGCGCCGTACGTCTTCTGCGCCGCCGCGATCGCGTTCTGCGCCGAGGCGGCCTTGTCGAGCTCCCGGGCGCCCTTCATGTGCGCGTCGATCGCGTCAAGCTGCGTCTGGATCGACGCTTTCGTCGCGTCGTCCGCCGTCTTAAGCTTGTCCTTAAGCGCGTTGTGCGCGTCCTTCAACGCGTCAACGTGCGTCGTCACTTGCGGGATCACGATCCCCACGCGCTTGAACGCGGTAGCAGATCCCGCCTCGGCCTTCTCGACCATCCTCGTGGCGGCCTCGAGCGAGATGTTCCGGGCCCTGGCGATGTCCGCCGCGAGGTTCATGTCCTGCGTGGCTTTCGCCGCGTCTTTCGTAACGACGATCAGCTTCGCGTACGCGTCCGACAGGTCTTCGTCGTCCAACGCCGCGAGACGCGATGTCTTCTGGATCGCGGCGTCGATCTCTTTGCCGTGGTCGGCGTAGCTGACTCCTACGCTCTTCAACGCGCCCTGTAGCCGTGCCTGTGCCTTCTCCGATTCGTGGGCGGCCTCGACCGCGCCCTTCAACCCGACGACGATCGCGCCGACCCCGGCCGCGCCAGCGCCGAGCGCCGCTTTCTTCCCCATCGACAGGAACTTGGACCCGGCCTTGTCGGTCGCGCCGGCGCTCTTGTTCAGCGCCTTTTCGAGGTCGGCGGCGTCACCGAGAATCCGGACGTTCAAGTACCGGGAGCCGGGCATCAGCAGCTACCGGTGTCGGTCGCGTTCCAGAGCTTTGATGTCCTGCTCGATGCGCGTGTACTCGTCACGAGTCAGGAGGTCGAACTTCCAGGGAAGGATCCCGTAGACGCGAGCGTGGACGGGTCGCCAGAGAACCCGGCGGGAGTTTCCGAGGACGATCCGGGAACGTCCTCGACGACGCCGGCCGCCCCTGTCTCCGTCGCCGTCACCGTAGGGACCGTGACCGCCTCAACCTCCTGGATCTGCTCGACCTGCTCCCACGTGAGCGGAGCGCCTGCGATCTTCGAGCCTTTCCATACGGCGACCATCAGCATCGTGGCGGGGAGCCCGACGAGCGACCGGAGCGACTGGCCGAAGTGGCGTTCGATCGCAGCCTCGTCGGCGAACGTGTAGCTGGTCGGCAACGGGTACAGGTTGTCGTCGGCGCGGAGATGCGTCGGATCTTGCTCTTCGAGGTTCGGTGCGGGTGTGTCGTCGGCCATCGGGGCGGCCCTCCTATTCGGGGTGGCGTGTGTTGCGGAAACCGTACTTACCTGCGAGGTCGTCGAACGCCCGAAAGACCATGTCGGCGGCCTGGGCGCCCTTGTGCTCGAGCGCCGGCCCGAGGAACGCTCGGCGGCCACCGCTCCCGTACTCGTACCGGCGCGGGTAGTTGAATCGGGTGCGGTCGTTCTGGCGGACGGCCCGAGCTTCGACGGCGACGTACCGAGATGTCACGGCGACCGAGATGCGGCGGATCAGGGTGCCGGTGATCCGGAGTCCTTTCTCACCGGCGATGCGGCGGGCTTCGTCGCGGACGAGCTCGCCGGCCGGTTTAAGCGCGGACCGTAAGTCCTTCCGGGCTTCCGGGCCCATCCGTCGGAAGTCGCGCGCGAGCTCGCGGAACCCCTCGACCTTCACGGTGACGCCCGAGTTCGAGCTCATCGCGAACGGCCTCTTTTACGGGGAAGCGTCGGCGGTGTAGTAGTCGATCGTGATCGGCGAGTTCGTGCCGTCGTCGTGCGCCTTGAACGGCAGCTCGATCATGTTGATCCCGTCGTCGCCGACGTTCGGGGTGGCGCCATCGAACCGGGCGGCCGGGATCGTCACGACCATCTTGTACGGCAACCCGACGTCGTAGGTCGTGACCTTCGTCCACGTCGCGACGATCGCAGCGAACGTCAGGCTCTTGAACCGGTTGTAGTCGGTGAGGGTCGAGAGCTCGACGGCGAGCTTCCCGGTGATCTCGCGCTTCCCAGCCTCGACCGGCTGATCCTTCAGCGTGTCTCCGCGCAATTTGAACCGGTCGACCTTTAGCGAGTTGTTGCACGTGACCTCGAACGAGTCGAGCTCCAGCGCTGATCCGCCGACGGTGACGGCGAGCTCCCCCCAGTGGAACGCTTCGGTCAGCCCGGGGGCGGTCGCTGTGGTGAGCGCGGTCGCGGTGTCCTCGTCGCGCGCGTCGACCGACGCCTTGAACCGGAGAGTATCGTCGATCTGTTGCGACAAGGTGAATTCGGCACACTTGCAGCCGAGATAGGAGAACGGGTGCACGGTGCCGGCGAGATCCGGCCTGCCGACCTGCATGGTCAGCATGTCCCCGAAGAGGTCGCCGACTGTGCCGGAGTGTTTCTTCCCGGTGCCGCTCGCGGTCGTCGCGACCGTCCCGAGCGCCCACGACGAGAGAAGCAGGCCGAAGCCTTTGTTCCCGACTTCGAACTCGACGTCACCGGCGGCCTGGCGCTTCCCGGCGGCGACGTGGTCCTGTCGGAGCACGCGGACGCCGGTGCGGAGCCCCTTCGCTTCGATGCGAGCGATGTCGAGGGAGAGCGACTCGCTGCAGAATTCGAGGAACCGAGTGGGCGCGACGAGCGTCCCGTACGTCGCCTCGGAAGCGACCCCTAGCTGAGTGAAGAGGTTGGAACGACTCATGATTCGGTGGTCTCCTCAGTGGTCGATGTCTTCCGCTTCCGCGGCTCTTCGGCGGGCGGCTCTTCGGCCGGGGCGGGAGAGGTGCCGCCGGCGATCGCAGCGTCGTGGGCGGCGACGATCTCGTCGGTCGTCGCGACCGGGGTGGGCGCAAGGCTGGATCCGTCTCCTCGGGTGAAGTCGTCACGGTCGAGTAGCGAGGCGGCGTACGCGGGATCGGAAAGGTCGGCTTCCTGGCCGGCCTCGACCCAAATCTCGCGGACGCGTCCCTGCGCGTCGACGTCGATCAGCCCGCACGGTTCGAGCCCGGTGTATCTGACGATCGTCCCCACGTCTTCGCTCCTCGCTCCTCGTTCGTGTAGGGATAGGCTAGATGCGTGCTCGGACGTCGATGGTGAACTCGATCGACGACTCGCGACTGTCGTCGGTGACGGCCTTCCGGAGCCTGCCGTTCTTCGTCAGGGTCGCCGCGATGATGTACCCGTCGCCGGTGTAGTACGGCGACAGGGTCGGGTTCGCTCGAACGGCGGCCTCGATCGCGGCGAAGATCTCCCATGCGCGATCGCTCGCGACCGACTGTGCGTCCTCGCGCTTGGCGGCGACAACGGAGATCAGCACGGTCTGCGAGTAGAACTCGTCGCGCGGTCTGGTGGTTTGGTTGAGCGCCGCCGTGTTCTGCTCGAACTCGACGTCGAGCAACGCGACCCAGTCGCGCCGGTCGAACGTGCCGGGGCTCGGGATTCCGTCGGTCAGCGGCAACCCGGCGACGAACACGGTTTGCGCGAGGAGAAGCTCTTCGAGCGCCGCTTGGAACGACGGGATCGTCGTCGACGCCACCGGTCAGACCCCGATGTTCCGGTACAGCGGACGCAGCAGGCTTTTCGCTGAGAGCGGGATCGCGTACGTTGATTCGGCGGTCGGCGCCGGCCACCGGTCGAACCCCGGGTCGGCGTACCCGGACGTCGGCGCGGATCGGCGGATCCACGATCGGACGCAGGCGATCGCGGCCTCACGAGCGACCTTCGGGACGGCGGCGAATCCCCAGTCACCTTGGATCGACAGGTCGACCTCGCCGAACTTGGAGAACGTCGAGTTGGCGTCGAGAACGATGTAGTCGGACAGCATCAGATCGGTGTAGGTGCCGCCGATCTTCGAGCCGCCGACCGGCAGAAGTTGGTAGTCCTGTCCTGCGATCAGCAGGCGGTTGTCGCCTCCCGGGTCGAGGGTGACCGTGGTGGCGGTGCGAAGATCCCATGGACACAGGTCAACCCACGGGCCTTGAATGCCCCGGGATCGGGTGGCGTCCGTGACGGCGACGAGCTCACGTTCGATCTCCGCGGGAATGAGCTCTGAGGCAACCTCGAGCGCGCGAAGGATCCGCGCGTCCATCGCGAGGTCGGACTCGTCGGTTTCGAGTGCCAGCCGGACTTCGGCGAGCTCGGCCAACGTGGCTGTCGCTGGCGCATGAGCGCGGATCTCGATGATCGTTTCGTTGATCGACTGCACCTTGCCGCTCGACGTGACTTCCCACCACGCGAGATAGAGGCCTGCGGTGTCAACGTCGGCGGAGGCCCACGAGTAGGAGACCTGGCCGGACGCGGCAACATCGATGGTGGCGGCCGCGTTCACCTTCAGAACGGACGAGCCTATCGCGCGCATTTTGAACGCGACGGTCATTCCGGTCAGGTCGACCGCGACCCCTGCGGACGTGAGCGTCGTCTGGATTTTCGGGAGTCGGTCTCCGACGCCCCAGAGGAGGGGTGTGCTGCTCATCGCGCTATCTGCGGATCGTATCCGCCTGTTCGGCGGGCGGGGTCATAGGTGCTGGAGGTTGGGCGTGCCGGATCGTATCCGCCTGTTCGGCGGGCGGGGTCATAGGTGCTGGAGGTTGGGCGTGCCGGATCGTAGGCGCTTGCGGTTGCGCGCTGCGGGTCGGTGCGGCCCGGGTCCGCCACTTACGCCCCTCTATCCTCGCGCCCGATGCCCCTCAGCCGCGTTTCGCGGTCGGGGCAGCGAACACGTCGCGCGGCGGCCGCCTGCGCATCCTGGCCCCGCACACGGCCATCCTGCGGCGCAGGAAGGGGAGCGGCCGGAACCGCTCCCCTCCGATCAGAGGTAGGTGGATCGTGAAATAGCGTGGGCGCCGGCCTGACGCCTAGGAAGCTCGGCGGATGGCACAGGAGAGGCTCTTGCCGTTGACGCGGTAAGAGCCTCTCCGAGCCCCTATCCCTACGCTTAGTCGCTAGCACGGTACCACTCGGTGCGAGCACAGGCTGTCACGCCGAGACGGGTTCCTGCGGCTTCCGCTTCGTCGACGACATGCCCTGGGCGCGCTTCCGCTCCGCGGCGATCCCAGCCTTCCGCGCGGCGTACCGCTTCGCCCGGGCCGCGTCCTCCGGCACGCTTTCCGGGGCGAGCCCCGCGACCTTCGCGTCGACGCCGCGATCCTCCTCGTCCAACGCGGCCACGTACGCGGCGATCCGCTCCTCCGTCCACTCGTCCTTCGCGAACATCTTTCGCCTTTCGTCGGGGGTTTATCTCCGGGGCGCCCATCTCGGGCGCCCCGGAGAGCCTTACTGGACGAACTCAGAAGGTCGGTGCGATGAGCCCGGTGCCTCCGATGATCGCCGACGCGCCGGGATAGCGGCCCGCAGTAAACGCGGAATCGCCCCACACGGCCAGCCGGACGCTCTGCGGCGCCTCCGCCTGCTCGAACGAGAACCGCCTCGGCATCCCGTCGCCCTGAGCCCAGAAGAACAACTCGGACGGAGAGGTGACGACGACGACGTCCTCGGTGCCGGCCCCGACGTTCGTCGGGATGTTGCCGTCCTCGATCACGACGAGGCCGCCGAGATCGTAGGCGGTGACGCCGTACGTGCCGGGCCCGCCGATCCCGAGCGGGTTGTACGCCTCGATCCGCTCCGGCACGATGAACGGGCGGCTCGACGAGTCGAGCGCCGCCCGGATCCAACCCCACCGGCGCGGATGCATCGCCGCGACGAGCGGGATGTTCGCGTACAGCGCGGTCACGATCCGCTGCGCAGCGTCCTGGAACTTCGGCCACACCTCCGGAAGGGTCGGGGTGGCGTCGGTGTACGCGATCGACGGGACGGATCCGGTCGACCGGATCCCGAGGTGGGTGCCGGAGGTGCCGTCCGCGTTGAGGGCGGCGTCGCCGAGCTTCGTCCAGTATGCGCGGGTGAGGTCGTCGTAGATGACCGCGTCGACGAGCGAGCCACGCTCGATCGCCTGACGGCTGACGTCCTGCTGACCCGAGTAGGTCCGCACGTTCACCGTAAGGAGCGTGTCGTCCGAGTCGGTCTCCTGCACCGCCGCGTTCTCCGACGCCTGCGCAGCGACGGCGGTTCCGGTGGTGAGCCGGCCCAGGTTCACGGTCATCCCAAATGCCGGCAGCTCGAGCCGACGGCAGACGCTGAGGAGCGGCGATCCCGCGCGTGCGAACGGCACGAACTCGTCGACGAGGTACTGCGGGATGACCAGGCCGGTGAACGCGCCGGAGCCGACGTCGCGAAGCTCGATGCCGCGGGCGCGGCGGTCGGCCTCGTTCTCGCGGCCGTGGCGTTCGAGCCGCTCCCGGCAGGCGGGGTCGGCCTGCGAATGCAGTCCCCACGCGTCCCGGAAGAACGAGTCCGGCCCGTTCTTGCGGTAGGTGCGGTCGTGTGTCTCGCCGACGACGACCTTGGGGGCGGCTGCGCGCTCCGGGTTGGCGGCGACGAACGCGGCGCGCTCCTCGTCCAACCGGAGGTTCTCCTTGGTCCGCTCGGCCTCGGCCTTCGCGTTGTCCCACGCGTCCCGCTTCGCGTCACGCTCCGCGATCAGCGCCGGGAGAGCCTGGTCGTCTTCGTTCTTCGCGATCCGTTCGAGCACGTCGCCGAGCTCGGTACCTGCCTTCCGCTGCGCCTCGACGGCGCCATCGTGGAGTTCCTTGATCGTCACTGGAAGTTCCCTTCTCGGGTCAGGTTGAAGAGCTCGAGCTCGGCCTCTCGGGCGGCCTGCTTGGAAGCAGACGCGACGGGTGCCGTCGGCGAGTCTCCGTGGTCTCCTGCCCGGCCCGGATCGTCCGCGACCGTGCTCGGGCCCGCCAGTGGCGCGACCCGGTCCGCCCCGCGACCATCCGCGGCGACATGCTCCTCGAGCGACGCGACCCGAAGGGACGCGGCCGTCAGGGAGCGAATCTCGGACGACGTCTGAGGGTAGGCGCCCTGAGCGCACACACACACGTCGAAGAGATCCTGAATCTGGGTGATCCTGTACTTCACGTCGTAGGTTCCGTCGGCGGCGATCTGCTCCTCGACGGTGTCCTCGCCGGCGATCGTGAACGCGAAGCTTGCCTGCGCGACGACCTTGCGTCGCATCTTCACGGCGGCGCGGATCGCGTCGGGGTCTGCTTGGTCGACCCGGGCGAAGAACCGTAGGCCGGTCGGGTCGGCGGTGACCTCGAGCCCGCCGATCGGAAGCATTCCACCGAGCTCGGCCCGGACGTCCGTTGACGCCATCGCCGATTTCATGTCGTGGCCGTGGGTCAGGTGAACGAGCCCGTCGCCGTTCGCGAGCCGGACGAGCGCCCGATCGAACGCCGATGGCGCAATCTCCTCGCGAACCCGAACCCCGTACGCATCGTACAGCGTGGTCTCTTGGTCGAACACGGCGGCGTAGCCGGCCATCGTCCAGGATCCGTCCCCGGTCTGTGAGGCGTCCCGAACGTCGACGGCGCGGATGTTCGCGATGCATGTCCTGATCGTGGGTGCAGCGATGATCGTCGGCACTGGCGGGTAGCCCTTTCCGTCGTGACGGTGTCGCACGTGAAGGTAGATTGTAGCCCGGACGTAACGCCCCCACGAACGCCGACGGGCCCGCCTCCATGTAGGAAAGGGCGGGCCCGTAGGGCGGCTGAACGAACCCGCACGGAGGGCGAGGCGTCGGCCGGGAAGCTATCAGACCGGGACGACGAGCGCGCCGGGGTCGAGCTCGCCGGCCAGCACCGCGTCAGGCGACGAGATCGACGGCGCCGACGTGCCCGGGTTCGGGGCGCCACCGACCGGCGTGAACTGCGGAACGCTTCCGTCGATCGCCGTGTGTGGCCCGTAGCCCTTCAGCGCCCGGGCTTCGTCCGGGGTCAGGATCCCGGCCTGCACGTCCGAGACGATCGCAGCGGCCTCGGTACGGACGTCCGCGCGGATCTTCGGGGCACGGAGCTCCGGCCAGTCGCGGGATCCAGGGCCGAACCATGCCGGGTGAGCGCGGAGCGTGTCGGCGATCCGGGTTCGGCGCGGCCCGAGAAAGTACCTGTCCCATCGGGCCTGCTCATGCTCGGGCACGGTGACCTTGTCACCGGTCTGCGCCATCATCAGCGACGCCGGAACCCCGAAGATCTGGCCGGCAGTGTGAACGTCGAGCGAGACCCCCTCGACGAACTGGGCGTCACGCATCGACAGGCCTATCGTGTGGATCTGGGCGCCAGCACCGAAGAACCGAACCTGTCCGGCTGCGCCCGCACCGGTGCCGACCCCGGCTTGATTCAGCCTGCCGCGTGTGCGTCGAGCCTTCTCCTGGTCGACCTCTTTCGGGTAGGTCACGGCGATCTGCTGCGGCGCCCCTCGCTCCCACAGGTTGCGGGAGTGCCGGCGGGCGGACAGCATCCCGCCGAGCTCGTCCGAATGCTCCTCGATCGGGCTCGGCGCGATGATGCATCCCGGGTCGGCGTACCCAACGCGGAAGTGGACGACCTGCAAGTAGCCCCAGCCCGTCCACCCTCCGGCGGCCTTCCGGTACCTGTACAGCGGCCGGTCGGCCTGCTCGTCCCATCGCGCCTGCATCACGTCTTGGTGCACGAAGTGGCAGCCGACGACCCGGCGGGTCGCGACGTCCAGGTCGAGGCGCCAGAACGCGTTTCGGCGGCCGGTCAGCGCTGCTTCGGTTTCCTCGAGGAGCGCTGACCATGGCTGGTATGCGTTCGGCTGGCCGGCGAAGATCCGGGCCTGCCATGTCGTCGTGACCGACTGCGGTAGCAGCGTCTCGCCGCGGTAGACGCCGAGCGCGAGCTCCGCTACTTGCGTCGCAGCGATCCGGATCGCGAGATCAACGGCCGCGACCCCTCGCACGGTGTCGGCGGACACGACCGTCCCGCTTCCGTAGCGATGCGCGATGCCCTGCGACTCGAGCATCGTCATCAGCCCGTCGAGGCTGGCGGTTCGCCTGTCCCCGGTCGTCGTGCGGTAGATCACGCGACGACCTGTTGCAGGAACGCGACGCGGGCGACCGGAACCCATGACTCGCCGGTCAGCGGCGCTGACTGCTCCTCGGACACGATCGCGGCCACGTTCGCTAGACGGTAGTGACCGGCCAGGACGTCGAGGAGGACACCTTCGAGCGGAGGGATCTCGACGCCGTCCTCCGGCAGGAGGTGGAAGCGGTACCGGGCAACCGGGACGCGGCGCCGGCGAAGCGGCGATCGCATCCGGCTAGACCTCCGGGACGAAGCCGGGGACACGGATGAAGACCGTTGAAGCGTTCACCCATCGCCACCGGCGCGCGACGCATCCGCCGTTCGATTGCGAACCCTTCCAACCGAACGACGTGTTCCCCTCGACGGTGCGGATCAGCCCGACGAACCGGCCGCTCTTCGACCACCTGAGCGCCAGCACTCGATCCACGATTCCGATGTGGTCGTGCGTACCGTCCTGTTGCCAATCGAAGCACACGTGATCGCCTCGCAGCGGGCGACGAACGTCGTAGCCCCTCGCGCGGGCCCACTTCACCCACGACGGGACATAGGAGGGCAGGTCGAGCCCGAGCCTGTGAACGCTGACGCCGACGTCGAGAAGCATACAGTTTTGCATCGCCGCACACCACGCGTAACCCGTGACCCCATTCGTGGCCTTCTGCCACCGGTTGATCTGCTCGTTCCACTTCCCTGATCGCGGCCCCGTGTTCGACCCGGCGGGGTCTTCGGTCAGGCCGACGAACGTGCAGGCACGTTCGACCGCGGCGACCCGAGCAAGCTTCATAGGCGGCTTCGTCATTGCGTGTCCTTTCGACAGCCATCGTACATTTCCGTGAGAGCCTGGACGAATACTCGCATGAGCGGCGGCGGACGGCTGCGCCGCCGCTGATCCTGCGTGTTCTCTCTACGACGCCGCTTCCGTCGCGTATTGAGCGCGAGCGAGTCAAGGCCGCGAAGACGGCGGCGGCCAAGATCAGTCTTCGTCCCACTCGGAGGTCTCCTCCCACGGATCGATCGTCCGGTCATCGAACCCCTCGACGGCAAGGTCGACCGCGATCAACCCTGCGATCAGCCCGTCGATCGGCCTCGGGTTCCGCGACCTGTCAAGTTTCCCGACCTTCCAGCCGCGGTCGGTCTTGTCGCCGGCTGCCGCCGCCACATGCGCCGCGAGAACCGGGTCGCCGTCGTGGCATAGGCCGCCACCGCCGATCAGGTTGTAGAACCCCTGCACGGCATCCCACGTTTCCCGGCCCTGCGGCTCGTACGCGGCAACGTCCATCCCGGCCTCCTCCAAGAGCTCGGCGGAACGGTTGAAGTACCGCGGGTCGAACCCGAGCACGTGCACCGCATACCGGGCGGCGAGCTCCTCCTTGCCGTGGGCAACATCACCGGTCGTGTCCCTGGCAACGTTCGGCCACCCGTACCGCTCCTGGTCGTCGGCGCCGTGCAGCAACCCGCCGGCGATGAACCGCTCAACCGTGTCCAAAGAGATCCGGTCACCGGCGAAGTACACGTGCGAGGCAACATCCGATCGGGTCGAGAACACCCAGACGCGAAGCGCGACCCGGCCGTCCGAGGTCGGCGCGGCCATCGCGACCGCCGTTGTGTCGTGGTTCAGCGACGCGTCCACGGCCAGCGCCACAGTCGCGCCATCCCGGAACGCCTCGTCGACCGCGGCGGCGTCCTCGAGATCAGCCCACGACCTTGTGTCGATCCACGCCGTCTTCGTCGACGTCCACGCGTTCCCGTACAGCCGGCGCTTCGCCGACTCGTCGACGCCCTGCTTCGCGAGATCACGGCGGATCCGCTCCGGCGTCCGCCACGACGCCGGATTCGCCCGCTTCCACGACGAAACGTCATCCATCCTCGTGTTCGGTCCGATCCCGTACCAGTGCATCAGCATCCGACCTGAGATGTCCTCCAGCACGAACCCGCCGTCGCCCATCGACAAGTCCGGCGTCCGGGCCGGGTGCGCCATCGCCGCCCGATACAGGATCCCGAGCGGCTTCGTGAGGTCAAACCCCGCGGTCGACAAAACCCATAGTTGCGCGTCCTCCCGAGCTCCGTCCGCAGTCGCGATCGCGTTCCAGTTCTCGACCTGCTTCGGCGTCACCCAAGCCCAGAGCTCATCGGCCGCCGTGAAGTACGGGTTCTTCCCGTGGTTCAACTTCCCGTCCCCCGCGATCCGATGGATCTTCCCGTCGTTCGCGGCACACTCGATCGCGGCCTTCGTCACGACGAAGATCTCGCGCCACAACGGAGCTTGGGTGATGAACGCCTCGATCGCCTCGGACAACGGCGCCGCCTGCTCCCTCGACCCGGCCGCCAAGATCACTTCCGGCCGCCCCTCACCATCCGCAGGCGAAGCCTTCACCGTCGCGACCGCCGACGTCCCAGTCGTCTTCCCGTTCTTCCTCGGCACCCCCAACACACAAGTCGAGAACAGATACTCGCCATCGTCATCGAACGCCAACGCCCGATCAATAAACCTGACCTGCCACGGCTCGAACACGAGAGGCTGACCGCGGAACCGGCCGATCGTCTGCACACACGTCGCCGCGACCAGGCGGGCGAACCACGGGCCCTCCGTCCGCTCCTCGACCGGCTCCCCGTTCAGCAACCGACGCCGAGGAGACAACCCTGCGACGTCCACAATCCGCCGTTCGAGATCCGAACTTTCCGCGATCTTCGCCTCCAGCCTCCTCGTCGACGCGGCCTGCCGCTCGGCCGGCGACATTGGCTTCGCGCCGGCGCCCTCCCGTCGGCCACCCCACCCGGGCGATGTCTTGCGTTCCGTCACCTTGCTCCCTCTACTGCACATCGTTCAGCGCGTTCTACAGACTACGGCCGGTAGATCTTGACTGGATGAAAAAGGGCC